ATCTTCTTTTAACTCTACTACTTTACCATCTCTTACTACTAATCTTGTTTTCATATTGCAAATATAAGGAATTTGGAGGGGACTAAGCCCCTCCGTCTTCCATTAATTATTATCCAGCATAAGTAACTGAACCTATAGCAGCTTGGTGTGCAAATGCATACCATTTAGTTCCGTCAGATACAAACCTAATTACTTCACCTCCTAAAGCAGCAGCCTCAAGAGTTACTGTATCTGCAGCAGCATCAAAAGTTCCGTCAGCACCAGAATCAGGGCCTACTAAGACAGCTATTGTGTCAGCAGTTGCAGCAGTAATAACAGCATCTCCAGCTCCAGAAGGACTTGCAGTGGCTACAAACGTGAAGTTTAAGCCAGCAGCTACTTCTGGAAGAGTAATTACTACATCTGATCCTCCTGATATAGTTAAGAACACAGTAGCTCCACTTTGATAATCATATAAAGTAGTTGCTGCTGTTGTTACTGTTACTACAGGACAGATTTGACCTCTTAATTTTGGAAGTCTACCTTGCCCTTGGTTAACAGATTTTGTTGAAATATCTAAATAATTTGCCATTTTTTTTTATTTTTTTTAGGCGATATTGGGAGGCCGAAACCTCCCTCTATCAAATTATTAACTTAATTTACGAAGCAGATAAAATACCGCAAGAAAGTGGATTTCTTACAATAATACCTGACTCAGATAATACGTGACATTGGAATCTATCATCACCATTAGCAGCCATCATTGATTTAGTATCGTAAGGGTTTACCATACCACCAACATATTTCTTAACTAATGAACGATTAATTCCGTTAGCACCTTTAGTGATTAACTCTACATTAGAAACACCAGAAGTTGATCCGAAGTCCATGAATACCATCTTCATAGATTCTTTCAATCTTGTATCACCAAATGAGTTAGTTCCACCTGAAGCACCATGTACGTGCGGATCATCAAATACTGGGCAGTAAGCAATAGTAATTTTATTACCTAACGCGTAGTAAGAAGTAAAGTTTCCACCTAAAGAAATATCAGAACCAGCTTTTACATCAGTCATAGATCCACCTGTCATTGCACCAGCAGGAGCAACAATAAGATCTTTCATAGCTCTATGGAAAGCAATACGTCCTTCAGTTCCAGTAAATACAACCCACTCATTACCTTCAGCACCTTGAGCATTTAAAGAGATCTTACCGATAAACTCAGTAATAATATCTTCAGTTAATGTTCCAGCAGAATAAGAAGCTTGATTAGATGAGCTAATTTGAGCTAATACACCATCACCAATAGTAAAGCTACCGTCAGTAGTTGTAGATGCAGCTCTTAAAGATCCGTCTCCATAAGAACCAGCTCCAGCAGTACCAACAGCAATTTCACTAATAATATCAGTGTTAGTAGCAGAGTAGTTAGTAGCACCAGCAGCTACAGACGTTTGTCCATACCATCTTTGTAATTCTTGCTCATACATAAACTGATCCATCATTTGTTGCTCTTTAGTAAAGTACCAAAGTGATTGACCATTATTCTCAATCCAAGAAACATCAGTAGCGTCTTTACCAGTGATTGTACATTTCTTTCTATTGATAGTCATCCAGTTTTTGTAAGTATCTGGGTAAGCAAAGTTTTCACCTACATCAGATCCAGCAGACCCAGCAGGAAATGCAGAACCAATTCTACCTATAACACTTCCTACAGAGTTATCAGCAGCAGTAATTGCAGTAATTGCCTCTAAAGTATAAGCGTTTGTAGAAGGCCCAGCCACTACAAGTGCAGTACCACCAGATGGGTATCTAACTACATCAAATAAATTAAATTGATCTTCAGCACCTCCACCTGAAGAAGCTTCAAATTTAGTTCCAGTAATTTTAGACCCAGCAGCAGCAGCACCACCAGCACCGTTTGTTGCATCAGTACCGTGAGTTTGAATCATTGTTTTTCTATTTAGACGGTTCATTACTTTCCATTCGTAAGAATTATCTCCTAAAACTTTTTCACTTGCCATTCTTCTAGTTCTTTCTAAAAGATATGTCATTGAATATCTCGGGTAAAGAGATATTAAAGTTCTAGCTATTTCAGGATGTTGTAACAAATTTGCGTTAAGTGCATTCGCAGCAGTTGTTCCTTTCCCGTATGTACCCGTTGAAGTTACAGCCATTTTTTTAAATTTTTATTAATTAAACATTTTACATATTTGCCCAATTAACTTTCAACTATGAGTAGACTTTGTCTTACTTTTTAAGCTTACTCGCCCATGAACGCTTTTGGATCAAACGAACCTGACTTCACTTTGAAATTAGATTTGCTTTTTCCGTTGTTAAGGTTTGGTGAAACTATACTATCCATGATAGTGGCTTTGCCGTCTTCCAATCCTTGAGAACGAAGAATTTTCTCTATTTGCTTACGATACAACATAAACATAGCGACATCAGCAACGTTGGCGTGATCTTCATATATGTCTTTCATCATATCGGTAGTAGCATAACGATATACTTCTTCTTTCTGTTTCTTTGTTACTTTTCCTCCCATAAATTCTCCCATGCTTTTAATTTGGTTTTTTAAACCAGTCTTAGCACTTTTTATATCTTCTTGTTGTTTCTTTGTTGCCTGAGCTTTAGACTGCTCAGCTTGTGCAGTTTGTTGATCAATAGCATTACCTATTACTCTTCTAACGCTTTTAGCCTTCATCTTCATCATTCCAGAATCTTCTAATTTATCTAAAGAGTCTTCTATATCAGCAGCTTCTATTCCGTCAGCTTTTAATTCTTCAGCAACTAAATCTCTATCGCTTAAAGCTAAATAACTTCTTAATTCAGTTACTTGACTATCAGGAGCTGGTTGTGCATTTTGTCCTTTTAATTGCTCAGCATAGTCGTTAAGTGTTTTTAAAAACTCTTCCTTAGAATTTACATCTAAACCTATCTCTTTACCAACTTGTGACCAGCTTAAGCCTGCCTCATTAGTTTCTTCAGTTTCTTCTGTTTTTTCTAAATCCCAATCATCATCCTCATCTTCTTCTACAACTTCTTCCTCTTCTTCTGCTTTGTCCCATCCCCATCCATCTGCTTGTTCTTGCTCTTCTTCCTTTTCAGACTTAACATCTTCCTCTGCATCTTCAGTTTTATCTTCTGTTCCTAGCTCTCCATAATTATCTTCTGTAAAAGCTAGAGGATTAAATTCATCCTTAATCCCTGTTTCTTCTGTAGTAGCTTCTGCTGTTTCAGCTACTTCATCTACTAATTTTGACTCTTCTTTTGCCATTTTATTTAATTTAAATTAATACTCCCTAAGTTTGCAAATATACGAATAATTTATTATAACTTCTCTGCCGCTCTTTTTAAATCATTTGATGTTGTGGATGTTCCAGTGCTTTTTGCTTTTTCTTCTTTTTGCAAATTAGCCTCGCTCTCTCTATTTTTTCTATCAATATAGTAGTCTGCCGCCTTCTTGTCCATTTCATTTCTTTCTTTAGTGTCATGCAAATCTCTATCAACTTCAGCTTGTATTTTAGCAACTTGTAGTCTAGAGTCAGATCCAATTTTAGCAACTTGTATTTTAGCTTCATTATCCATTTGTTTAAGTTGAGCCTCAGCTTGGAATTTAGCTTGTTCAGCTTCAGCAGCAGCTTGTTGAGCTTGTTGTTGTTGTTGCATAGCAACCTCTTGTTGTTTTTGCATTTCACTCATAGCTTGTTCTAACACTTTCTCAGCTTCAGTCATTGTATCAGACCTAAGAACTTTTATAACACCTAATAAGTCAACAGATCCTGCCTGTAAAGCAGCTTGAGCTAATTGCTGTACAACTTGCTTCATTGCATCATCTTTACCACTATCACCCACATATACACCAAAGTCTTGTAGTGCTACGTCTGGCATAACATTTAAAAATTTGTAAGCACCGTCTCCTAATATCATTCCAGCTTTTTTGCCTCCTGCCCAAGCAACCTTCATTAGATTGCATAGTCTTTCTAACACTCTTTGTTTTACTTCTGCATGTGAATAGAACCAGCTTTCTGTTATAGTTGAAGATTGCACTACACTTCTTTGCACATTACCAACGTACTCATACTTCTCTACAGCTCCTTCTCTTTGTCTGGTAACTCCTGATATTTGACCTGCCATATCTTCTAACATTACTTTAAGGTTAATTAACTGTTGTACAGATTGCGATAAAGTAAAGTCAATTTGTTGGAACTGATTAAAGCTACTCATTTGATTACCCTCATCTTTTGAGTTAATAGGTATAATACCATCTGTTTTTAAGTGGTACAATACTTGCTGTATATCCATACCAACATTAGTAGGTAATTGCGATACATCATATACCACAGCTTTACCACCAGAACGAGCCATAGCTAATTCTATTTGGTAAACAACAATATTATAAAGCATTTGTACATTGTCTAACAAATCTACAATAGAAGCAGGAGAGCCAGAAGTATTACCCTTCACACATCCTACATAAGACAATGGAGTTTTACCTGGATTATCTATACTTCTTACTTGATTATCTCTTCTTCTTGCGTTTACTAAAATTTTACCTCCAATTTTTGTAGCTTCCCAAACATCATCCACCCATTTAGTTTCTATCCTATCACCTTTTCTTTTTCTATAAGTGTCTTTTACCATTTTTCTAAATGGTCTATTAGGATCATACTTATTGTCAGATAATT